CTAATAGATACTTTTATTTGACAGACTGTAAAGTTTAAAGATATCATTGCACACATACACACATCCTACCCAGTGTTGTATGAAGAAACAATACAAAGAGTTAACGATCTATGCGCTGTCCTAGACTAGACCACTTTGTTCGTTTCAATACCAACGGCACCGTAAGCCGTTGTGGTCACATGGTTCAAGCAAGACAATTTTCAACCCTGACAGAAATGGAATCTAGTTCGTGGCTGGCCAACACCAAAGAACTTATGTCTTTCGACCAATGGCCTATTGAATGTGTTCGTTGTCAAGAAGTTGAACAACAAGGCAATATCAGCATACGTCAACACGCAATTGAATTAGACAAGTCTACCGAACAAGCAAATTATCTACAAGTGGGCGGTGTCTTGGATAATGTTTGCAACAGTGCTTGTATGACTTGTAACAAGGAACACAGTAGTTTTATTGCTAGTTTGGTATACAAACAATATGCTGAATCAGATTGGCGTCCCGGTGAAATCACACAGACAGTTAACAACAGTGAACAATTTTGGCAACTTCCGCAAGAACGCATAGTGCATCTTGATATCAACGGCGGAGAACCAAGTTACAGTAAAAACTATCGACACATTCTAGCCAATCTGCCACCCAATGTAAAAACTTTAAGACTCAACACCAATTGCAACACTGTTCTAACTGAATTGACTGAAATAGCCGCTCGTGGGATCAAAGTCACAGTCACAGTCAGTTGCGATGGCATTGGTGATGTGCATGATTTAGTTCGTTGGCCCATCCGGTGGGAAGATTTTTATCGCAATCTAATGATTTATCGGACCATGCCTGTAGATTTGAATCTGTGGACCACTGTTAGTGTACTGAATGTTGGTGACTTGCCAAATATACAAGCATTCGCAAAAGAACATGGAATTGATCATTCGTATGCTTATTTAAAAGATCCGCCTGAGCTGTCGGTTGATAATAACAATCCAGAGTCTGCTCAAGCATACATACGCAAACAAAAACAATTGCGAGGAATTGAGTGAAGATAGCCATTACCGGACACACCGCAGGTATAGGACAAGCATTGTCTTGTGCGTATGCCAGTCACGAAGTTGTTGGCCTTAGTCGCCGTGATGGTAATAACATACGCAACATTCCTAAAATCTGTGACCAGATTGAACCGTGCGATATGTTTATCAACAATGCACAAGCCGGATACTCGCAAACTGAATTATTGTTTGAAATGGCCAAGCGATGGACCAGCACAGGAAAACATATTGTGGTTATTTCTACCATGATGACTCAGCAACCGGTCAGCAGTTTGCCGGGTCTGGACATGGATCAATACCGCATACAAAAACTATCGTTAGAACAAGCAGTTCAACAGATTAGACATCGACGGTTGGGTATTCGTATTACATTGGTTAGGCCCGGTGACATAGCAACCAGCGCAGATAAAACTGTGCCGTCATCTGCAAATCCTACCACATGGGCCGCAACACTAGTATCTATATTAAACATGGCCGAAGCCAATGGTCTTTGCATACCAGACATAAGTTTAGGGCCACTGTGACTCCCAAGGACATGCTGACTAATACACAGTTTTGTCCTATGCCATGGACTGGGTTGATGTATAACTTTGATGGCACAGTTAAAAATTGCATTCGCAGTAGTACTCCACTGGGTAACATACAAGAGCAAACAATAGAACAAATACTTACTGGCGACACTAATGCCAATAGACAGTCACAAATACAGCAACAACAACCTGTGAATAGTTGCCGACCTTGCAAGGATATCGAACAAAACAAACGTGGATTTGAAATAATAAGCGATCGTGTGTTTTATATTAGAGAACTCAAACGTACAGATCCAACTATATATGATCAAACTGGATACCACAATCTTCAATCCATTGATGTTCGCTGGACTAATCTGTGTAATTTTGCCTGCGTGTATTGCACACCAATATTCAGTAGTCGCTGGGCAGATGAACTAGACGTCAACATACAACAGCCCGACCTAGGCAAGTTTGAACAGTTTAAAAAATATATTTTTGATCATGCCGACAATCTTAAACATGTGTATCTAGCCGGCGGTGAGCCCTTGCTGATGAAACAAAATTTAGAACTATTGGATTTGTTGTTGGAAAAAAATCCCAGAGTAAATCTTAGAGTCAACACAAATCTCAGTAAGACTAATACTCAAGTGTTCGAACGTATCTGTGAATTTCAAAATGTACACTGGACCATAAGTGTTGAAAGTATGGATCAAGAATTTAACTACATACGATTTGGTGGAGAGTGGCAAGACTTTTTGGATAATCTACAACGTATTCAGGATCTTGGGCACAAGATATCTTTTAACATGCTTTGGTTTTTGTTAAATTACAATTCTGTGTTTGATTGTGTTGCATTTTTGAGAAAACAAGGTTTTCACCCAAATAGTTTTGTAATTGGAGCATTACTAACTCCAGAATACCTAAACATTAGACATTTGCCAAAAAGTGTGTTACAATTACTAGAGCATAAATTAGAACATCTAATTTCAGGTAAACCAGGATATTTGCTTGAAGATAGCTATCGGAATATGTTATACTATATTCAACAACCATTTGCAAAGGATCTAAACAGTTCCTTTGAAAAATTAGCAATAATGGACCAGCGACGTGGTGTAGGCAGCAGTAAGATTTTTAAAGAATTATATAAACTTAAAGAAGGAAATTAACATGGGAAAGCCATTTGACGTAAGCAAGTTCCGTAAGGAAATCACTAAGAGCATTGATGGTCTTAGTATTGGATTTAACGACCCGACTGATTGGATCAGCACAGGTAACTTTGCTTTAAATTATTTGATCTCTGGGGACTTTAACAAAGGTATTCCACTCGGCAAGGTCACAGTGTTTGCTGGAGAATCTGGTGCTGGTAAATCATATATCTGTAGTGGTAACATTGTTAAAAATGCACAAGAACAAGGCATTTTTGTTATCTTAATTGATACAGAAAATGCACTTGATGAAGCATGGTTACATGCGTTAGGTGTTGATACCGGCGAAGATAAATTGCTTAAACTTAATATGGCCATGATTGATGATGTTGCTAAAACAATCTCAACATTTATGACCGACTACAAAGCCTTACCCGATGGTGAGCGTATAAAGGTCCTGTTTGTAATTGATTCTTTGGGTATGTTGTTGACTCCAACCGACGTTAATCAATTTGAAGCAGGCGATATGAAGGGTGACATGGGCCGTAAACCTAAGGCACTTACAAGTCTAGTTCGGAACTCAGTCAACATGTTTGGTAGTTACAATGTGGGCATGGTATGTACAAATCACACATACGCAAGCCAGGACATGTTTGACCCAGACGACAAAATCTCAGGTGGACAAGGCTTTATCTATGCAAGCAGTATTGTGGTTGCTATGAAGAAAATGAAACTGAAAGAAGATGAAGATGGCAACAAGATCTCGGAAGTTATGGGTATCCGTGCTGGTTGTAAAGTAATGAAAACTCGTTATGCCAAACCCTTTGAAGGCATGCAGGTTAAGATTCCGTACGAAACAGGTATGAATCCATATTCTGGCATGGTAGACTTGGCAGAGAAACGTGGCCTACTCAAGAAAGAAGGCAACAGCCTAGTGTTTGTTACTAGCGATGGTGAGATTATCAAACAGTTCCGTAAAAAGTGGGAATCCAACGAGGCCGGTTGCTTAGACAAAGTTATGACTGACTTCAATAATCAGAAAGAAACGGTAAGTAGTACTGAAGACACTGTAACGGAGGAATAAGAATGTCAGTAGAATTAAGCAAAGAAATTTGGGATGAGCTCAAGCGTTATGTGAATCCACAAGATCGTGATGAAGCTGCAGAAATACTGGTGTCGGTACTCATCGATAACGATTGCAATGCAGATGATATTAAATCAACATTCAAAAGCGACAGTGATGTTAAACGTGCATTAACCAGCTATCTTAAAGATCATGCCGACGAGGATGAGGATGACGACGATCTTCATGATGACGAGGATAATGACTACGAGGATTATTGATGTGGTATAGTAAAGTTGTAGCAAACCTTGGCGCAATTCCAGATTTCATTGAACATTATGAAAATGAGCTAGTTGGCGCCAAAGCCGAATGTCGTATAGGCGGGCTTGTGGAGAAAAATATCACAGCCTTGCCAGGCATAACAGAGCACAGGTTCAATCAACTACAGGAAATCGAAGCAGTATTAAATTTCCTTAACATACAACTACGCAAAATTCGTCGTAAACATTTTCAAAAATATCTTGAAGGCTATGCTAGAACATTATCTAGTCGCGATGCTGAAAAGTATGTAGATGGTGAAGACGAAGTCATTGACTTTGAAACAATTATCAACGAAGTGGCACTGTTACGCAATCGCTGGCTAGGCATCATGAAGGGACTCGATACCAAACAATGGCAAATGGGTCACGTGGTTCGATTACGTGCAGCTGGGATGGAAGACATTACAATATAGACATGACACCAATTCCAATTTTTATCGGGTACGATCCTCGCGAAGCAATTGCATTCCATGTGTGTGCGAACAGTATTATTAGGCATGCTAGCCGCCCAGTGG